CCTCTGGAGAATAAGTTGCTCCGGCTCCGCTTGAAACAGCTCTTTCTAAATATTGCTGTTGTGTCATTCCCGGATTTTGTTGCATATCAGCCTGCATTGTGGAAAGAATATTTTGCACCTGATCTTGTTTTTCCTTGGCGGCCGAGCTGACGATTTTCTGATAATTCAAAGTCTGATCGATACCGTAAGTGTCCTGCATATATGAAAGATCGCTGATCGCTTTCTTGGCATCGAGCTTGGTGGCAAATTCATTCAGGACTGAGGCAGCGCGCTTGTCGCCGGCTGACTGCAATGAGAATTGCTGGTCTTGGGCGATGCGATCCTGATAAGGAGCCAACTCCGGCCGGTTCTTCAGGCCTTCATACCACGCTTTGACATCGACCAATGAATCATTGGTCAGGATGCCGCGGCTGGATTTGTAGTCCACTTTTTCTGAAAGCTCGGTGGAGTAGCGCGTGAAGAAGCCGTTTTCGGAACGGTCATTCAAATAATCGCCGCGCTTCAATTCCCAGAATTGCTTGGCGCTGTCGTAAGTCGTGCCGCCGATCGTGATCGGGGCGGTGGTGTCGGCGCCTTCGATCTGGGAGTTAAATTGATTTAATAAACTGGTGGCTGATTGGCCGCTCATCGTCGCGACCGCATAATCCAAGAGCGTGCGCTGGACTTTCGATTCGCTCTGGGTCTTGGTTAGGGACTGCAACTGGAGATCGAGCAATGAGACATAATCTTCGTTGCCGGCCTTGAGCGCCTTGGCCCGCTCGTCATTGATGCGGCCGATCTGCGTAGAGACTACGGATTCGGTCTTGTCGTTAGTGGCAAACTCGGTCTGCCGGGTCAGCGCGGTTTTCTGCGCTTCATACCGGTTGGTCATGAGCTGAGCCAAATTTTCCTTGATGCTTTTTTGGATGGCGGAATCGGTGGTGTTGGCGAGTTTGTCGTTCAACCAGTTGATCGTGCGGTCGATTGATTGCAACCCCGCGTTTAGATCCATGATGTTGGCCAAATACTCATCGTTGTAAGTTTTCTGTTCAATCAAATCCTTGACCGTAGAGATCTCGCTTTTAATGCGGCGGCGTTCGTCTTTATCTCCGGTAACGACGCGCTTCAGCTGATCCTGCCTATAATCTAATTGCTGTTCCAAAGTTAAATTATCCTCGAGCACGGCTCGGTTAAATTCTGCCTCATCTTCCAAGTTCCTTCGCAGTCTGGTTTTGGAAATTAACTGCATCTGCGATTCAATGAAAGAACCCAGATTGGTGGCAATTATTTTTTTATCACTGAGACGCTCAAAAGCCATATGATTATGGAGTTACTGCCGGCACCGCACCCGCGGCGCCAGTTTGTTGATTACCCGCTGCTACCGCGCCAGCCTGTCCGACCATCGGCTGGTTGCCCGGAGCCGGAGGCAGTCCGCCCCCGTTAGAACCCGGCGTCGGCTGAGACATGGAATCAGGCGGCGGAGCTAAGAGCCCCGGCTGTCTGGCTGTCTGCGGTCCGAGTATCGGATCCATCAAGTCCTGCTTCATGCGCTTCTGTTCGATCTTCGGCTGCGGAATGCCCAGATTTTTCTGGGTCGTAGTCAAAGACTGCACGCCGGATTGCAATTTGTTCAATTCGTCGATGATATTACGGAGCAGGGTGGAAATGATATTCACCTCGCTGTTGTAATCGCCGGCGATGACATCCTTGGTTTCCGGATAGTAGCGTTCGAGCAATATGAAAATATTTTTATTAAGGCTGCGCAAGGCTTTCTGAAACCGCTTGATCTTCGGATTCAATTTCCGGATAACCGACTGCAAAGCCATGCTCATGGCTCGTCCTGAGGGGTTCTGATTTTGAACCGTTGACATGAGCGCTTCGGATATGCCCGAAACATCGAGAATGGCTCTCCGGCGGTTGTCGATAAAATTACCGGCCGCATAAGGATCGCCTCCGCGCTGGATCGGGTCTAACTCGCCGTCTTCCGGCAAATTGAAAATCTTGGAGAGGCCGTGGACTAAAACTTCCATGCCGTCCAAGTTTTTTCCTTTGAGGTTGATGGTGGATAGGAATTTAAGGGCATTGGCCAAATCGTTATTGACCCGGGTATGGAAAAGCTGAGGATCAATAACATCCTCGATGTCGGATTTCCCGTAGGGGTGATTCGGCACATAATTATTCTTGATATATTCGAGCGGCACAAAGCCCCAGTCGTGCCACCACCAATCGATGAGCTCATCTTCAATGAAGATGGCCATGCAATCTTTCGTCCAATACTCATGTTTGAAAATCATTGTCTGATAAGTCTGCTGGGATGAGATATTCGGATTGGAGCGCATCGCGATGCGCCCTTTGGAGGCGTGCTTCTTGATCAGGTCTTCGATCTTTATCCCGCGGCCCTGCATCTGCAGGCGATAGTTCCGCGCCGCCTTCATCGGGGAAATGGCGGTGGTATCAATGAAGCCGTAAAGCCTCTTGTAGTTTTCGTCCTCGAATATCGGCCGGATGTTAGCCGGGTTCTCGACATTGAAGAAGACGATCTCCCAATCCTTTTTATTGGCGCTGCCGTTCTTTTCGAGCATCGGCCCCTTTAGGAATGTGTCCCCATAGAGCGAACCGGTCTTGGATAGTTCAGGAAAGACAATATCGTCGGCGTTGTTATCATCGTAGATTTTTTTCAATAGTTTTTCCTTGAACTCCGCCATGAGCTCGAGCATATCATCCGTCTCGTCTTGCGAAGGGCAGTTGATCTCAACAGGCGCATCGAACAATAACGAAGCGAAATTATCCACGATGGACGCGCAATAATTGTCTGTCCGCTGACTGGCTCCCGGTGATTCGTCATGGTCCCATTGATCACCGCGATAGAATTGGCCGAGGGTTTCGTAGCCGACAAACTGCTTGCCGGAAGAGCCGCGCGAAGCGGACACTCCATTCAATCGAAACTCAAGATCCTTTTCGGTCTCGCCTTTGTGAGCAATGTATTCCGCTTTGAGATCCTCCTCGAACTTCTGCTGTTCTTTGGAGGTCATGTCAGCTTTGTATTCTAACATAAGGTTGATTAAATAATTCTTTCTCTAATATTAAATGATCTGGTTTTAATTTGCTTGTCGCCCGGCGCGGTCAATATCTGCTCCGGCCGGTTGGCCAAAATATTCAGATCGAATACCTTGGTTTTGTGGCCGGCTAATTTCCTTTCGCAATACCAGATCGGAAGCCCCAGAGCGATGACTTCATCCTGCTCCAGCTTCTTGTCTTCCATCCGATAATTGCTTAATTGCTCTTCGAGTTCCGGTATCAGGTAGGATCTTATCTTGCCGAAGTCCGGGCATAATTCGCCGATCCTGCCATCGCCGAGCGTCTCAATTTTACGACCAAAAGTGAGAGCGCGGGCCAGAAGAAAGAGCATTTCGTCTTTCGGGTTTTTAGCCAGAGTGAAATCGTAGAGATGCTGGACATGCATCTCTCTGAGCATTTTCTTAATGATGACTCCGCCCATCGACGACGAATCGTGGATGATCTTCGCCTCATTGAAATCCTGCTGCAGGATCTTGAGTCTGGCTAAGACGGCATAAGGAGAGCCGCCTTTGATGGACTCCCGGAAAACAACTCGGTATAAGACATAATTCAAATCCTTTTTTTTATTGGCCAGAAGATCGAGCAGATCCGTATAATCGACGGCATAGAATACCGTCGGGTCGCCGGTGTCGGAAAATCCCCAATCGACGCCGATAATGTATTGGTGCCCGGGGATGCCGGCTTGGAGGGGAAACTCCCCATCCCACATCCGGTCGATGGCGATCGACGGCAGCAGCTTGGCGCCGGAGGAAACAAACTCTCCGAACGCGACCTGCCGATATTTTTCCGGATCTGTCTGTCGGATGGCTTCGAGGGTCATCCGCTTTTCTTCTGAGCCGATAAAAATGTTGTCTTCCAGTTTGCCCAGCAAAGTGAAAAATCCTTTTTTAAGCTCCATGCCCTGCTTCACGATCCGCTGATAGTAGGCGCGCGATGGCTTATCGACTTCCGGTGTGCCGATGATGTCCAAAGGACCGCCGGAATCAATCAGCCTCGACTGGATCTTCGCCGGTAATTCTTGGCGGAGATGAAGCGACTGGGGAGCTTCGTCGTATGAAATGTAAAAGAATTGCGTGCCGGCGAGGGAGGACGCTTGGTCTTCTCCGGTCGGCACTCCTTTAATGGATGAATTATTATTGAAAATAATTTCCCGCTTGGTTTGTTTGTGATCGACGAGGAAAGTCTTGATGCGGCAGACATTGCGCCGCTTCTGCCCTTCCCATTCATAGATCATCTTGTCATTGAAAATATCCACGATGTAGCGATAGGCGGCATCTACCTGCAGGGAGTGGGGG